ATTCTACCACAATAGGCGCAGGAGGTAAAGGCAAATCGAAAGGAGCCAGCCAATGAATCTATACACCAGGCAGCAGGCCGCAGAGCGCCTCGGGATGTCCGTCTGGACACTTGACGCCGAAAGGCGCTCCGGCAAGCTCGCTTATATCCAACGAAAAGAAAACGGGAAGGTTCTGATCTCAGAGGACGCAATCAGAGAGTACCTTTCCCGCGCAAATCATCCAGTCAAGGTGGAAACCAGAGTAGTCCGTGACACCTTCCGTCGGAAGCGGGCGTAGAACGGAGGTTTGCGAATGTTTATCGAATTTCTAAAGGCACTCCTGGAAGCGCTGTTGTTCTGCGTATTCCTGGTGGAGCCGGTACTGGCTTACATCGGCCTCCGCGTCCTGTTGGATCTCAGGGCCGATGCTCGCAAGGCCGGGAAAAGAAAGGCGGCAGCTCGACATGGGCGATAACGACTATGGCGATCTGCTCCGCGAGGGCAAAGTCCCGCTGACCTTCGGGCCTGATGGGCTGCCCCCGCAAGCGCATGAACCCTTTTATGAGCGGATGCAGTTTCTGGCTCAGCTCTGCCAGGGGTACATGCGACTCTACAACCGGGTGAAGGTGATGGAGCAAACCCGCTCCGCATTCGACCGGCTGAGAAAGGAGGGCGGTACAAAAGGAGGACCGCTGCCAGGTGCATGACAGCGATCCAGAGAAAGGTTACGAGCTACCAACTCGTGCCTCTATTCTACCACAGCGTTCGTAGGAACGCAAATCCATTTTGAAGGAGGCAAGCAAATGTATCAAGACATACCGGACCATCCGGTGATCCAGAACTTGGAGCGCACCGGGTACCCGGACGGCAAGGAGCCAAAGATGCCGACCTGTCCGTGCTGCGGAGACCCGTGCCACACCTTCTACAGCAACCAATTCGGCAACGTCTTTGCCTGCGAGAACTGCGTCAGCGTGGACGAAGCCGAGTACCTGATGGAGGATCCAGACGATGCTTAGGTTTTATTTTACGTATGGCACCTCTGGCCAGCCATTTTACGGTGGCTGGACGGAGGTCGAAGCGCCGGACGAAAAAACGGCCGCGGCATTATTCCGAGCAATCCATCCGGATAAGAACAAGGGCTTGCTGAACTGTAGCGGCGTATACACCGAGGAGCAGTTCGCAAAGACGTGCATGGCAGGCTCTGATGGAAACTTCGGCCACTGGTGCCACGAGCGCATCACGGTTGAACGATTCGGGTGAGGTGGCGTATGACAGAAAAGGTAATCGTAATCACCACAGACAACGAGATTTCTATCCGAGATCTTGAGGTAAAAAACGACTCCATGCTGGAAGCGCTGCAGCAGATCGTCGGCGGCTACATAGAAACTGTCCGCCCGATTCGACTGAGGGGCGATCTGTTGATGATCGTCAACGAAGAAGGTCTGCTTCAAAACCTTCCCGTGAACGAAGTCGGCAGCTATCTCTACGGCATCGACCTTCATGGCAATCCGATTGTCGGGAATATTGCCATCGTTGATCGAGGCTATCGGAACGGAGAGCCTGACCTTGTTGGCCTCAGCCCGATGTTGGCGGAAGAAATTCTCCGCAAGTTTATGTACACATTTCCAATCTTGAAAGGAGCAACACAAGATGATCAGAAACCCCAATGAAATTGCCACTACTGAGAAGCGAATTCGCATGCTGATCGCCGGCTACCCCGGTATCGGCAAGACCACCCTGGCGCTGTCCGCGCCGAAGCCCCTGCACATTGACATCGACCACGGCATTGACCGGATCGAGCCGAGAGTCCGGGCCCCGTTCATCCAGCCGAAGGATTATCAGGAGATCCTCGACGATCTGACACCGATGAATGTGGCGCCCTTCGATACGCTGGTCTTCGATACCGGCGGCAAGCTGATTTCCCTCATGAGTCAGTGGGCCATCAAAAAGGACATGAAGTACGGCCAGCGCGACGGCAGTCTGTCCCTCAAGGGCTACGGCTTCGTCGGCCGTGAATTCGTCCGGCTCATGGATTACTGCTTCTATGAGCTCAACAAGCATATCGTCATCATTTTCCACGCCGTGGAAGAGAAAGATGGAGACAACACCCGCCTGCGCATCAAGGTCGAAGGCCAGACCAAGAACAACGTCTGGGAGCCCATGGATCTGGGCGGCTTCGTCGAAATGCAGGGCGATAGCCGCACCATTGGTTTCTCCAACTGTGAGCGGTACTTCGCCAAGGGCACCCGCGGCATCCACGGCATCTACAAGATCCCGGAAATGACCGCCTCCACGCCCAACGACTTCCTGACGAAGCTCTTCACGGCCTACAACGAGAAGAATGCCGCCGAGGTCGAATCCAACAACCGGGAGCACGAGGCATACGAGGCTGCCGTTGCCGCCGGCAACGCCATTATCGAGACGGTTGTTGATGCCGAGACGGCTACGGCCGCGCTGGCGAAACTCCGGGAGCTCAAGCACGCGCAGACCTCCGAGGCCGAGGTCAACAGCAAATTCAAGCGCCGCGTCCGGGAGCTGGGTTTGTTCTGGGACAAGGTGTTGAAGGCATACACGCCCGCGCCGCCGGAGAAGAAAGAAGGCACCTCCGAATGAACCATCTACGCGAACCATCCCCGTATGCCGGACAGACAGTCAAGATAAAACAGGGAATCAAGGGACGTCATGGCGTTGATCTTGGCGGGCAGGATTTCGTTGTTGAAGATTGGTGGGAGAACGTCTACGGAAGATCGTGGATGTTCGCAAATGGCAACCCTGCCGCTCTTGAATACGCCATCCGCAGTGGTGGTACAGTGCCTATCGACAATGAAGTCCTCTACGGCAAGGTCGGCCTTTTCGGGATTCTGTTCCACGTTTCTGAGCTTGAATTGCCGGAGGTGAAGTAATATGCCGCGATACCTTATTACCCACACGCTTCTGTCTTCCTGGCTCTATGCCATGCGTGAAAATCCCTATGAGGACTTGACCACTGAGACGAGCGCAATGGATGACTTCATAAAGACGCTGCGCCGTGAGCCCAAAGAAACCTCCGAAGCCATGCAGAACGGCATTGAGTTCGAGAACCTTGTGGCCGACATCCTTGTCGGTCACGGGGACCGCTCCAATTCCTGGTGGGACGCCGCAAAGGCCATCGCTGACGAGCTGCGCGGCGCTCAACTGCAGTTCGTTGCCAAGAAAACGGTGAATATTTGCGGCGACGAATTCCTGCTGTATGGCCGTCTGGACGCTCTGGGTGCCGGGACGATCACCGACATCAAGTTTTCCAAACGCTATGACCGCGGCAAGTATTTCAACAGCACCCAGCATCCTATGTACATGTTCCTGGTCCCCGGCGCGAGCCGGTTCACCTACACGATCAGCAACGGAAACGAGGTATGGCACGAGACATACCGCCGGGACGAGACCCCGCCCATCATCCCCATTATCCGGGATTTCATCGGCTGGCTGCGTGACCGCGATCTGTACGACACGTACAAGCAGTACTGGAAAGCCGCCGCATGAAAGGCAAGCTGATAGATCTGACCATCGGCCTCAACGGCCGGCAGCGCGTCACGGTGGAGCTGGAAGGCGACTTCCGCAAGAGCTTCGAGACGCTGCAGGAATCCGCGGTGACGGTGGAAATTAAGAAATTCCGCAACACCCGCAGCCGAACCGCAAACGCCTATTTTCACCTACTGATCGGCAAGATCGCAGAGGTGCGCGGCCTCGGCATAGAGGAAGTCAAGCGGATGATGGTCGTTGAATATGGCACCCTGGCGCGGGACGAAGACGGTATGGTCGTTGGCTTCAAGCTCCCTCCGTCCGTCGATGCTGTGAGCATCTACCCCTATGTGAAGTTCTACGACACCCGTGTTGAAAACGGCAAGACGTTCAACTGCTACCTGCTGTTCAAACAGACACACGATATGGACACCAGCGAAATGGCCCGTCTGATCGACGGAACCATCCACGAAGCGCAGGAGCTCGGCATCGAGACCGATACTCCTGAACAACTCGAAAAGTACAAATCTTACTGGCAACAAGCCGAACAGAAAGGATGACACCAATGAAAAGACTTTTCAACACCAATCGCATCAACGACAAGCCCAACGAGATCACCATCGAGGCCGTGCTGACTCCGAAGCGCAGTACCGGCACTGAGCTGATCGCAGTGCCCAGAGCAGAATACGAGCACATGATCCGCAAAGACGAGGCATTCAACCGGCTCGTTATGCTTCTCACGTCCAACAGCCTCAGTTCCTATACCGTCGGCGAAGTGGCAAGGGCCATGTTCCCAGAGTATATTCCCGTCACGGTCAAACCCGAGCCGGATGTCAAGGAAGGACCCGCGCCTGACGACGAGGCCGAGACTCCGAGGGAAGACGAGGGCGCCGATGCTTAATCACATCGTTCTGATGGGCCGGCTCACCCGGGATCCGGAGCTCCGGCGCACCCAGAGCGGTATCGCTGTTGCCTCGTTTTCCCTCGCCGTCGACCGGGACTATAAGCCGGAAGGCGGCGAGCGGGAGACCGACTTCATCGACATCGTGGCATGGCGATCTACCGCAGAATTCGTCCAGAAGTATTTCAGCAAGGGGCGCATGGCCGTGGTGTCCGGGCGTCTGCAGATCCGCGGCTGGACGGACAACAACGGAAACAAGCGCCGCTCCGCCGAGGTCGTTGCCGACAACATCTACTTCGGCGATTCAAAGAAAGACGGCGCCAGCTCCGGCGGCAGCTATTCCGGCAGCTACAGCGACAGCGATGCCCCGCCCGCATACGGCGGCTATTCCGCGCAGAGCTCGGCACCCAGCGCCCAGGCAGCCCAGAACTACGAACTGTTGGAGGAAGACGACGGCGATCTTCCGTTCTAAGGAGTGATCTACAGTGGCAACAGGAAAACGCTATTACTGGATCAAGCTCAAGAGCTCATTCTTGACTTCTGATGCTGTCGATTTCTTGATGGGCCAGCCGGACGGCGCGAACTATGTTGTCCTCTATCAAATGATCTGTCTCAAAACGATCAACACGGGCGGTAGGCTGCAGCGCCAGATCGGGGAAATCCTCATTCCCTATGACGAGGCCAAGATCCAGCGTGACTGCAAGTGGTTTTCTATTGATACCGTCCGTGTTGCTCTCAATCTCTATAAGGCCCTCGGCCTGATCTACGATGACCAGGACGGCATTCTATGTCTCACCGGCTATGACGATCTCGTTGGAAGTGAAACCGACTGGGCGGCCAAGAAACGCCGTCAGGCCAACAGAGAGTCGTCTCCCCAACTTCCCCCCGCAGATGGGGAAGTAAGTGGGGAAAGTGGTGGGGAAAATTTCCCCACAGAGATAGAGTATAGAGATAAGAGTATAGAGAGTAGAGATAGAGATCAGAGTGTAGATAGTGCAGAGCATAACAAGAAAGGTAATAAGAAAGAGAAGAAGTTCTCAGAAGACAGTAAGCCTTATTTGCTCGCTGTTTTTCTTGGCAAACGCATTCACACGCGTTTGCCGAGCACAGAATTTCCATCGGAGGACAGATTGCAGCAATGGGCCGACGCCATTGATAAGTGCAACCGGATCGACGGTCACCCCTGGGACGAGATCAAGTACGTCTTGAAATTTTCACAGGATGATCCATTCTGGCAGGCAAATATTCTTTCCGGGCGACGGTTCCGGGAGAAGTACATGGAACTGCTGGCGAAGATGACAGCCCATCAGCAAGGACGGAAGCCGGCGCAGGGCGCATCTACGGTGGACAGGCTGCTGGATATGGCGCAGAGAGGAGTATTCGACGATGAACCGAAGTGACGCTGCCCAGATCATTGCGACCATGCAGCTGAATTATCCGGACACGTTTCGCGGCATGTCTGAAAAAGTGCTCTTTGCCACCGTGGATCTCTGGCAGCGCATGTTTTCTGCGGAACCCGCTGCCCTGGTGCAGGCGGCTGTTGAGGCTCATATCCGGACAAGCACGGATCGCTTCATGCCGAATATCGGACAGATCAAAGAAGAGATCCGGAAGCTGACGGCGCCGGAGCAGCTGTCAGAGGCCGAAGCGTGGACACTGGTTTCTGCTGCGCTGAAAAACAGCGGCTACAACGCCCGGGAGGAATATGCCAAGCTCCCGTCGATCCTGCGGCGGATCGTCGGCTCTCCGAATCAGCTCCGGGAATGGAGCATGATGGATTCCGACACCGTCCAGAGCGTCATCGCCTCCAACGTGCAGAGGTCCTACCGGGCCATATCTTCCCAGGAAGCAGAGTGGGCAAAGCTGCCGCCGGGATTCCGCGATCAGATGCGACAGCTATCCGGCCAGATCTTCAAGCCGATGGAACTGGAAGGAGGCACCGATGAAGGCACTTAAATACGTGATCAAAGGCGCCCCACGCACCAAGAAGAATCACCAGAAAATCGCAGGCGGAAAAGAGAAATGTCCGCTATGCCACAAGCCGAGCAAGCAGTGGATTGTACAGGGCGTGGCCCATGATAAATATGCCGAGCTTGCCGGCTGGCAACTCAAGCCCCGTCCGGTGAAGCCAATCGACGTTCCCATCAACATCAAGTACCTGTTCTATCTGGACGCGGACCGTATTGTTGACGACCTGAACCTCGCCGCCTGCGCCGATGATCTCCTCATCCAGAACAAGATCATTGCGGATGATAACCGGCGGATCGTGAGGGGCCACGACGGAACGCGGTCCTATGTGGACAGGGACAACCCACGCACCGAAATTTACATTACCAGAATGCCCGAAGAAGACACCGGGCAGATGAAGCTTTTCTGAAAGGAGCAAAACCATGAACGAATCCGCAGCCTATGAGGGCTACAAAAAGAAGCTGGAAGGCATCTGTGACAAGAACAACCTGACATACACCCTCTCCGTCAGCGGCTATCCCATTACCCTCACGATCCGCCCTGTACAGGGCATGGAGGAACAGATGACGATGCTCGCAATGGCTGACGAGGAACCATACAACGATTCCGACGCGACCATTGTTATCGTTATCGAGGACGGCGCCCTGTCCTACAAGATGTCAAAGCGATTCACCATCAACAAGACCACATTCGATAAGATCACGAATCTGTTCAAGAAGCTGCATTTCTGCTATCTGCAGATGTTCCACCGCGACGTCACCGAGAAGGGCCTGCTGCGTACACCGTACACGCCCGCGCCGCCCGAGGAAACCAATGAGCCGATCACCGAGACCCTGGAAGTACCGGATGATCCCGAAAGCACTGACGGTGAAACACCCGACTTCCCGGATGATCTGATGGACGATCAGGATGTCGCGCCTGATGTTATGAGCATCGACGAATACCTCCTCAAGCGGGCGACGGCGTTTGTACGCCAGGAAGGCCACGTCAACCTGAACATGCTCTGCAGCGAGTTCAATATCAGTTATTCCAAGGCTGGGACGCTGATCGAGGCCCTGACGGATGCCGGTGTCATCAGCCAGCAGACCGGCCTCGGAGGTATGCGTGAGGTCCTGCCCTACGAGGAGGATGCAGACAATGAGTAACGTCCGCAAGGTGCAGGTCTACCGCGACGAGGCCATCCAGGCCGCGGCGAAGCTCACCCACGAGCGGTATAAGGCCATCAAGCACATGAACAAGATTGAGCTCGTTGCCTTCATGAAGCACGTGTCGCACGAGAGCTTCAAGGCCGGCTATGAGGCCGCCAGGAAGGAATTTGCGCCGGAGCCGGAGGAATCAAATGCGAACGACTGATTTAACCACGACAAGCGGCAACGATCAGTTCTATCCGACGCCCCAGTCCGTTGCTGAGAAGATGCTGGTGGGCCTGGACTTCGATTATGTTCAGTCCGTCTTGGAGCCGTCAGCAGGAAAGGGCGACCTAATCCGCTCTTTGGTGGATAAGTTCTATACCCGCCGCGGTTACGGCGGCAGAACCCTGGATGTGGACGCCATCGAGATCGACCCGTATCTGCGTCAGATCTGCAAGTACAACTTTTCCGAGGAGAGGCGCGGAGAGCTGCGCGATGCGTTCCGCCATCTGGACAATATGGCATATTCCAGCAGGACGGAAGCGCAGAAAGCAGAGTTTACCCGGCTTCGCTCCGAGATTGACGCATTCGACGCCGCAGACATCCATATTGTCCACGACGATTTCCTGACCTACCGCAGCCGAAAGCACTACGATCTGATCCTGATGAACCCGCCCTTTGCCAACGGCGATCTGCATCTGCTGAAAGCCATCGAAATGCAGCGTGGCGGCGGACAGATCATCTGCCTGCTGAACGCTGAGACCCTGCGAAATCCCTACACCACCAGCCGGCAGCAGCTTGCGAAGGAGCTGCAGGTGCTAAACGCCAATGTCGAGTACATCCCGGACGCATTCTCCGACGACGCTGAGCGCAAGGCGCGGGTCGATGTGGCCATCGTCAAGCTCTCCATCGAGGCGCCGAAGGAAAAGAGTGACATATGGGAGCGTATGGAGAAGGCCGCAGCGGTCGAGGATGTGCCCGATCCGGAGCTCCACGAGCTGGCAGTTGCCGATCTGATCGAGGGCGCGATCCGGCGATACAACGTCGAGGTTGCCGCTACGATGGAGTTCTACCGGCAGTACAGGGCGCTGTGCCCCTACATATCCCGGACACTGAACAAATCCGACACCTATGGGCGTCGCACCCCGCTTCTGACGCTGACCGTCACAGACGACAACTATGTGCGCGGCTTTGATCTACGGAAGTATATGCGCCTGGTCCGGTTGAAGTACTGGGAGGCCTTGTTCTCCAACAAGGAGTTCACGGGTCGCCTGACCAGCGAATTGCAGAAGAAGTACCGGGAGAACGTGGACAAAATGGCCGATTACGAGTTCAGCGCGTTCAACATCAAACAGATCGTGTTGGAAATGAACGCCTCGATCTCCCAGGGTATCCAGGACGCGATCATCAAACTGTTCGACGAGATGACGGCGGAGCACTCCTGGTACCCGGAGTGCAAGCAGAACGTCCACTACTTCAACGGGTGGGCCACCAACAAGGCCCATAAGATCGGGAAGAAGGTCATTCTTCCCACATACGTCTTTGACCGCCACTATGATGGCACCCAGACCTTTTACAAGGGCAGAGCGTATGCCATTATCTCAGACCTTGAGAAATCGTTCGACTACCTCGGCGGCAAGCGGCCTGAGGGATATAACCTCGACGCCCGCCTTTCCTGGGCGGAAAACGGCTCTCTGCGGAACGTCGAGCTGGCATACTTCAAGGTCGATTTTTTCAAGAAGGGCACGATCCATCTCAAGTTCCATCCCGAGACCATGCCGCTGATCGAACGGCTCAACATCTACGCCGCGCGGAATCGTAACTGGCTGCCGCCCAGCTACGGAAAGACCACCTACGCAAGCATGGATGCCCAGGAGCAGGCGGTTGTTGACAGCTTCCACGGCGACGGAACCGAGGGCTCCGGCCAAAAGGCCTATGCCGAAGTGCTGGCCAGGAAGGATTTCTATCTGTCCGAGCCGGTCCAGCAGATGCAGTTGCTGACGGCTGCCACATAACAGTTTTAAACACCCTGCGGGGCCATACCCCGCAGGGCACCATGAAAGGAGCAAAAATGAACGATAAAATGCTGATCGTCCCGATCCCGCTCAAAATGCTTGAGCCGCATCCGGACAATCCCCGGAAGGACCTCGGCGATCTGACAGAGCTGGTGGAAAGCATCAAAGTCAACGGGATCATGCAGAACCTGACCGTCGTGGCGAGCCCGGATCCGGATCTGTTCCGGGTGGTCATCGGTCACCGCCGCATGGCAGCCGCGAAGCTCGCCGGTCTGACGGAAGTACCCTGCGTGATCTCCGAGATGGACGCCAGGGAGCAGATCGCCACCATGCTGGCTGAGAATATGCAGCGGTCTGATCTGACCGTGTATGAGCAGGCCCAGGGCTTCCAGATGATGATGGACCTGGGCAGCTCTGTGGAGGAGATCGCGGAGCGGTCCGGCTTCTCCCAGACCACGGTGCGCCGCCGTCTGGAAATCGCAAAGCTGGATCAGGCGACCCTGAAACAGGTCACGTCTGACGAGGGCCGTCAGATCACCCTCGGCGATTTCGACCAGCTGTCTGAGATCGACGATTTGGCGCTGCGCAACAGAGCACTGGAAAGTATCGGAACTCAGAACTTCAGCTGGAGCCTGAACAGGGCGAAGCAAGAGGACGTCGCCAAAAAGAAGCTGCCGCCGGTCATGGAATGGCTGAAAGAGCACGGCGCGCAGGAGATCGACAGCACGGAGGCCCATGGCCGAAAGTATGAATCGTTGCGAGATAAGGATGGCGTGTATTACGGAAGCCTTTATCTCTGCCTCGACGAGTTAAAGCTTCCGAAGGATAAGGGGATCAAGGACATTCCGATCTTCTATGTGCGCAATCTGCCGTATGTCTACCTGTACATGCCTGCCAGCCAGTACAATGCCCAAGGCAAGAAAAGCCGGGAAGTGCTGGATCGGGAGAAGCTGGCTAGGGAGACGAAGAAGACCATCAAGGAGATCTCCGCCCTGCACTATGAGCTGCGAAAGTCCTTTATCGACGAGCTGACCGTCACCAAATCAAACCGGGAATTCGTCTTGCTGGGCGCTGTATATATCGCCCTTTATAATGGTCACGGTTATGGCAATGCACATGCCGCAGCGGTGTCGGCTGCGCTGGGAATCGAGGCATATGAGCACAAAACCAGCCCGATCATCCAGGGCATTGGCAGGCTGGTCGAGCCCTTCCGTGGGGCAGAGCTGGTCAAAGCGATTTACGCGCTGTACAACGACGGCCCTGAGAATTGCTTCGCCAAGTACATGGAGACGGCGGGCGTCCTCCCGGACTACGATAATGGGAACCACAACACCACCCTGATGATCCTCTATCAATGGCTCATGTCCCTGGGCTATCAGTGCTCCGACGAGGAGCAGGCCATGATGGACGGCACCCATGAGGTATACCACAAGGGGGACACGAAATGAGCCGGTTGTTGCCGATCCTGTATAACACGCCGATGGTGCGTGCCCTGCTTGATGGTGTCAAGACGGAGACACGGAGGCTGATCAAACCAGGGAATCATACCATTCTCCGCGGCGGCACATTCCCCGGCGCTCTGGACGGACCAAAATACGGTGTGGAGCTTGACAACCACGGCGTGCTTGTGGCGCCCTACCAGAAAGGCGACATCCTGTATGTCCGGGAAACGTGGGCAGAGAACACGATCCCGCACAGCAGCAATTATGCCGGGATTGAGTACCGCGCCGATTACTACGGCGGGAAAGAACCGATTCTTCGCTGGCGTCCATCCATCCATATGCCGAAAGAGGCCGCGCGGATTTTCCTGCGGGTGACGGACGTGCGTGCGGAGCGGCTGCAAGATATCAAAAGTGCTGATTGCGTCAGTGAAGGTGCGGTCAAAAGACCGGACATGACAAAGCGCGGTGATCTTGTCCTGCACAGCAGATACCGGATGGAATTTGCGGACCTGTGGGACAGCACCATCGCGCCCGCCGTCATGGCAGACCATGGATGGGGCGCCAACCCCTGGGTATGGGTCATATGCTTCGAGCGCATCGGGAAGGAGGAAGCGTCATGAGCGGCCCGAACCGAGCGGCCAGGCGCCGCCAGAAGAAAGGTCGGCCCAAGGGGATGACCTATGCCGACGAGCTGGCCAGAAAACGCATGATCCAGCAGGCGGTTCAGGCCTCGGCCAATGACGCCCGCGTCAAGCTGGAGACAGACATCCGCTGCCAGCGCCAGCTTTGGCTCTGCTGCATCGCCATGAACGAGGCCTTTGGAATCGGGCCGGAGCGGTTCAAACGCTTCGCCGAGGTCCTGACGGATCTTTCGGAGGAGTACGAGAAGATGACCGATGACGGTGGCCCGGAGTACGCCAATGAGAAGATGCGCCAGCGGGCAGAGCAGATCACCGGCATGAAAATCGAATACCTTTACGAGCACGAAATGGCCGAAGCCCGGCACCGGAACGCTGAGAAGGGTATCACCTTTCAGGAGGGCGATCAGGGCGGCGCCGCCATTGCCGAGAGTATGATCGGAGGACAATACAATGCACAACAAAACCAAAATTGACTGGGCTGCGCTCTCCCTGGATGACGTGGTCAGCCCGTCCGAAATGACGGTGGGCCAGATCATCACGGAATTCAGGCAGGCAAAGGACCGGAAATACACGCTCCAGGCTCTGGCCGATCAGGTCTGCTGTTCGGTTGAGGACATGAAGGAGCTCCTGCTCTCCCACGGTGTCAAGCCGGTGGAGATGCCCCGGGCAAGGAAAAAGAAGGAACCCGTTGAAAATTTTCGGGGGGGGGTGGAGACACCTCCACCCGCTTCGGAGCCGGATCCTGCAGAATTGTTGGATCGGCCTACACCAGAGGAGTTCGCAGAAGCCTGCGACCGCGTTGTGTCTGCCATGAAGGATCTGTTGGCGGCCTACGTGCTACAAGCAGCCGCGCTCGATGCAGCACAGAAAAAGCTGGCCAGGCTGCGGGAGGTTTTGGACTGGAAAGGAGGGCCGCATGATGAATCATGACGCGACACACTGCCTGGATCAGGACGCGGGCTGCCCGAAAAGCTGCTGCCGGGTGGAGCTGAACGAGGACTACCGGAAGCGGTATCTTGATTTTATGCATCGGCCCCTGTCCTGGGCGCATCTTCGCGGCACGAAGGGATGCCCCCGCAGGACATACCAGGATGCGGCGAAGGAGGCGGTCAAATGAGCTACGGCGCAGAGATCGCCATGGAAATGGAGATCGACCGGGAGGTCATGCGAGTCGGGGCAGAACAGCTTGCCAGTTATGGCTTATGGATTATGCGTGACGGGACGGAGATCCATGTCACGGACATGACCGACCGGCACATCGAAAACTGCATCCGAATGCTCAGGCGGGGCGGCAGCCCCTATGCCGATGTGTTCATCCATATGTTCGAGGCTGAACAGGAAAGGAGAAAACATGGCTAAAGCCAAGACAAAGAAAAAGAAATCGAACACCGTCATGTGCGATCCCGCCGTCTGCGACGAGTGCCTGTACATCTGCGAGGGAGATTTCCTTTGCGAGAAGTGCCAGGAGCTTGTTGTCTCGGATTGGGAGCCGACGGAATACTACATGATGTGCGGAGGTGATCCCAATGCGTGAGATTCTTTTCCGGGGGAAGCAGCAGAGTGGAAATTGGGTCTACGGGAACCTCAGTTATTATCCAAGCTGGAACCGATCTGTCATTAGAACGAATGACCCGCACGAAACTGATAGCTGGGAAGTGCTGAGTAAAACCGTCGGCCAGTTCACCGGCCTGCTCGACAAGAACGGCAAGAAGATCTTCGAGGGAGATTTCATCTACCAGAAATTCGATGATGGCGAGTCAGAGACCGCAGAGGTAATCTGGCATGACAGCCCCGAAGGTATAGGTTGGTACGTCCATTCGATCTCACCGATTCCCGATTTTTATCCGTTTTGTTCATATGACTGTGACGCTTGGGAGGTCGTCGGCAACATCCACGACAATCCCGAGCTGCTGAGAAAGGAGGAATCGGAATGAAGACGCTGATAATGGCTGGTGTCATCATCATGGCGGTGGTCTACGCGGTGGCCGCGAGGCATGACCGCGACTACTGGAAAGAGCGTTGCGATCAGATGCAGCATGGCTACTATGACAGGGAGGCGATCAAGCTGGTCAACGATCACCGGAGGCCGAAACGCCATCCCGGCCCGGCAGTGCGGTTCTATATCGGGGGCGCGGAATGATGAAGCGTCTGACGATTCGCAATCCTGACGGCTCCGTCTCCCAGCCGACGGATCTAAACTGGGCTGCAGCTCTGGAAAAGCTGGCGGCTTACGAGGACACCGGGCTGGAGCCGGAGGAACTCAAAAATCTCAAAAACGGAACAATCCCAGATCATTGGGCAAAGTTGTTCACAGCCGAGTGTGAATGCCGTTTACTGGTGCTGCCATGCAAGGTAGGAGATATTGTGTATATCACAGGATCAAAATACCGTGCGGGCAGATGGGAAACATGGGTCAATACTGGAAAGTTTCGGTTAAGTGACCTCGAAAAATTAGGAAAAACCGTCTTTCTGACCCGCGAGGAAGCGGAGGCGGCGTTAGAAAAGGGGACTACCGTATGACAAGTGAGCAGGCAATTAAAATCTTGAGAATGAGCGAGCAAGCACGTTATAAAGACGGCACCGATGACCGCGATGTGGCGGATGCCATCAATTATGCAGCTTCCGCGATGTCAAGGCTGGACGCGAAAAAGCCGACGCACGAAGCGACGCTGTATAAGTCTTTTACCTGCCCCCATTGCAAGAATGTGATTGACAGCTTTACGACCATGTTCGGACAAAAGGTCAGAGTGATGGAGCCACACTGTAAATTTTGCGGGCAGAAAATAGACTGGAGCGAGGAGGACACAACATGAGACACCATGGATTCATCCGGCCATGCCCGAAGTGTGGGCACCACCCATATGTTGTCCCTGGAATCAACCTTCGCAAAGGAAACGGCTGGTGCGTATGGCACCCGTCCTGCCATGGTACGGTAAGCGCTAAGTTCAAATGGCTGGCGATCCTGCGGTGGAACAGGTGGTGCAAAAAGCAGCCGATCATTTCTCCCGACTGGGTCATCGAGGCGGCTGTGAACGCTGCAAGAATATCAGCTTCGGCTGGAATTACGTTTCGGGAATTCACCGAACGCATGGAGGAAATATCACAATGCCTGAAAAATGCAGAATGAAAGTAGTGCTCGATCCCGGCGCTATCGTGCCGGAGCGGGCGAACTCGGACGATGCCGGCCTGGATCTGATGGCGCCGAAAGCACTGCAGATCTGGCCCGGACAGCGGGCCGCAATCGACACCGGGGTACACGTACAGATCCCGCATGGCCACGTCGGGCTTATCACGTCGAAGTCCGGCCTGATGCAGAAATGCGGAATCCTGACCAGTGGGACGATTGACAGCGGCTACACCGGGAGTTTGCGGGTGATCCTGTTCAACACCGGCGGGCAGAGGATCCAGATCAAGGCCGGGCAGAAGGTCGCACAGCTGGTGGTTTTCCCGATCATCACCCCGGAGATCGAGGTCGTGGACAAGCTCGACGAAACGGAGCGCGGCGACGGCGGCTTTGGCAGCACCGGGGCCATGGCGAAAGGCGGTGATCCGGAATGAAAAAGTCTAAAAATGAAGAAATAGGGTCGAAACTCATTAAACTGTATCAAGCAAGAGTCATTCAACTTTCCGATGTGCAGAATACAAGGGAGTTTCTCAAAAAAGACCTGGGACTGAAATTGACATATAATCAAGTCTGGACACTACTGCTTGAGCGCGTGAAAAAAGCTATTATGAGAGATATAGAGAAGCACATCGAACTCCGTGTGCAAGAAAACCAAGATGGTTCGATATGTGCCGAAGCGACCCTCTGGATCGCAAATAAGGAGGTTAGCGATGGCCAGGTGTAAAGGCTGCGGCCGGGAAATCATATGGATCAGCAAAATCCCCTGTGATCCGGAGAGAATCGTATATCAACAGGACAGCCACGGCGAGTATCGCGTGGTAACGCCAAACGGTGAAGTCATCCAGGCCAGGATGCCAGAGAATACGCAGACTGCAACCGGCGTCGGATATATCTCCCATTTTGCCACCTGCCCGCAGGCAGACAGATTCAGGAGGAAACGATGAAGAAAGAAGTCATCCTTTGCGGCCGATGCATACATAAGTACGACGATGTTCCGGGCATCAAGCTCTCCGAGGCAGGACCTCGAATGAAGGTCACCTGCTCGGAGTGCGGCAAGAGGTCATACGGAGCCTTATGCGCAATCGAGGTTGTAAAGAAACGAAAGAAAACGTGAGCAGAAAGGATGTGGGCTGCGTGACGATGCAGACGCTTAACAGGTATCTCGATCTCATAGATCAACTGGATAGTGCCCGGAAAAGCCTGCTGGATCTGCAGGACGCAGCTGTACCAGGAGCGCAAAAGCTGACGGGTATGCCACACGCCCCGGGCGTAAGGGACAAGGTCGGCGACTTCGCCATCGAGATCGCCGACACCAAGTCCGCCATCGCAGACATGGAGCGGGAGATCGAGGACATACGCAAGAGGATTGTGAAATTCATCGACGAGATCCCCTATGTCGATCTGCGCACGATCTTCCGTATGCGGTACATCCGGCTCTATGACTGGGAGGACATCGCCGAGGTATTCAACTTCCGATATTCAGAATCCACCTATCGAAAGCGGGTCTCCGGGTATATGGAGAAGTACTCCGACGATCACCAGGTGCAGCAGGTCCGCTGAATTCCGGCCTTTCCGGTGGATTCCGGGCTTTCCGGGACTTTCCGGACGTTCCGGGACATTCCGGGCTTTCCACGACTTTCCGGCCTTTCCGCCGCGTTCCGGGCGTTCCGCCGGTTTCCGGCCTTTCCAACGGATTCCGGACGTTCCTTGCATACCCGTGATATGATTAAACTGAAAAATCCTGATCACAACCAAGCGACCTGCCCGGGCTTCCGGGCGGGCCGCTATTTTTATGCGGAAAGGAGGATTTTCATAGAGCCGCTCCTTTGCTCTATTCCGTCGGGATCATGCGCAGCCCCGCCAGCAGCGCAGGAAGCTCCGGCGATAAAAAAGGAGGATAATCCCATGTTCAAACTGTCAACAGCGAAGCTCAAATCAGCCGCCGGCAGCGCAGGAAGCGGGGCGGGCGCATGATCTATCTGGAGAACAACGTATATGATGAAGCGCTTGACCGGATCCGGTTCATCTATGACAACCACGACGATGTGATTGTTTCGATGTCCGGAGGCAAGGACAGCACCGTCATGTTCCACATGGCCTATCTTGTGGCGAAAGAACGGGGCAGACTGCCGGTCAAGGTGTTCTGGCTCGACCAGGAAGCCGAATGGCAGGCGACCGTCGATTATATGACCGAGCTGCTCCAGATGGACGATGTGACGCCGTATTGGTTCCAGATTCCGTTTGATTTCACCAACACGCTCAGCCCGGAGAAAAACTTCGTCCGGGTATGGGATCCGAAGGAACGGAAGATATGGATTCATGACCAGCATCCGATCTCCATCAAGGAGAATCCCAGCAAGGCAAACCGGTTCCACGACCTCGTGAACGTGCTGCCGGACTATTGCACGGAATCGGAAAACTGCGCCGTCCTCGTGGGTATGCGCATCATGGAGAGCCTGAACCGGCGCGTCTGCATCACGCAGCATGCGGCGAAATTCAAGGGCGTCACCTGGTGCAAGAAGAAGGTCGGCAAGTGCCAGGTGTTCTGGCCGATCTACGATTTCACCAATGACGACATCTGGACAGCCATTGCCCGGAATCGGTGGAGCTATAACCGCGTCTACGACCTGCAGTATCAGTGGGGCGTAGCGAAGGAAGCCATGCGCGTATCTGCGCTGATCCATGAAACGGCCTGGCACTCCATTGAGATGCTGCAGGAATTTGAGCCGGAAACCTACGACAGATTCATCCGACGTGTCTGCGGCGTCGGGACGTTCGCCCACACCTTCGACAGCGGCGACATCATCCCGCGTCAGCTCCCGTTTGCCTTTGCCACCTGGAAAGAGTACCGAGACTATCTGCTGGTCAACCTCGTGAAGCCGGAATACCATGAGCTGTTCCGGAACCGATGGAAGAAGCAGATCGGCGACGAGTGGTACAGGGTGCATGTCAAAGAGATCGTCCTGAACGACATCGACGGCACCAACAACGCCAACGCACGGTCACGCTTCCGTATGCGGGACAAAGCCCCGCTCTACCGCGAGCGTGATCACAGGCAGTTTGAGGCATACATGGGAGGGAAACAGACATGATTAAGAACCAGCCCATTTTCAACGTGGAGTGGATTCCTGTGGAAAAGGTGCACGCCAACAACTACAACCCGAACAGCGTGGCCACCCAGGAAATGAAGCTCCTTTACCGCTCCGTCAAGGCGGACGGTTATACCCAGCCGGTTGTCACGATCTATGACGCGAAGAAAGACCGTTATGTGATCGTGGACGGCTTCCACCGATACAGCATCATGCGTCGGTACAAGGACATCTACGCGAGCTGCGAAGGCAAGCTCCCGTGCGTCGTCCTCCACGGCAAGACCATGAACGATCTCATGGCCTCCACCGTGCGGCACAACCGGGCCCGCGGCAAGCACTCCATCAACGGCATGTCAAACATCGTGATGGAGATGCTGATGAACGGCGCCACGGATCTGCAGGTGTGCAACGAGCTCGGGCTTGAGCCCGAGGAGCTCATGCGCCTCAAGCATATCACCGGATATGCGAAGCTGTACGAAAAGACCGATTTCACACGCGCCAGTATTTCAGAGAACCAGGCGCGGGAAATGGCGAAGTATCGGAAGGAGGCGGCCGGCGATGGAGATTGTTAAGAAGATCATTATGAAGAAAATCTCCGAGGTGCGGCCATACGTCCGCAATCCCCGGAAGAACGACAAGACCGTCGACCTGCTGGTGGAGGTTATCCCGAAGGTCGGCTTCAATGTGCCGCTGGTCATCGACAAGGCCGGCGTGATCGTCAAGGGCCATGCCCGATACGCTGCAGCCATTCGGCTCGGCATGACAGAGCTCCCCTGCGTCGTGACTGACGCAGACGAGGAGACGATCCGGCTTGACCGGCTGACGGACAATAAGATCTCCGAGTTCTCGGAATGGATCGACGATGACGTGCTGCACGAGCTGGACACACTGAACCTCGACTTCGATATTGACTTGGAAGCGTTTGGCCTCCCGGTCACCTTCGATGATTTTGACGACGGTGACCTGCTCCCGGAAGACGGTGATTCAGATGGGGATGGAGACAGGAAAGCTCGTTTTGCTGCTTATCTCGAATCCACAGAAGAAAGTCAGAAAGAAACAATCGTCACCCAGGAGCAGCTCGACCGCGCCAAAGCAACAGCGCATCAGGTAGCGGAGAAGCCTCCGAAATACTTCAAGGTCGTATGCGAGAACTGCGGAAAAATCATGTTCATCAAAGAAGGCGACGCAGTCTTCACGGTGGGGTGATCTTATTTCTCGCACCAAAAGCACACGCAACAGGGCAGCATTCAGGCCAGGCAGCACAGGCACGGTAGCATTACACGGTGGGTCACCCCCGCCCAGGGTGATCCATGCGCGGTATCAATGCCACGCATCAAGGAGGATTGATAGGAATTGGAAGAGGTCGAACGCATCGAGGTCTACATCCGAATTGAAAAGGGGCGTACCATCTGCATGTGCTGCCAATCGAATAAACTTTGCGAAAGAAACTGCGCGAAAGACATCGTTTCAAGAGACAAATTTGTCGATTGGGAGAAAACTTTCCGGAGAGATCGCTTCGGAAAATGCAAAATTTGACAAAAAAGGTACTGCCGAGCCCACCCCCAGAGGCTCGCGGGTTCGGCGAC